CTCTGGCACGTTGGACGCGGACATGAACTGCATCACTGCGGTGAATGCATATCAAGTCGCCACCGGCATCGACCCTAACACGGTCATTTTCGGACGCACTGCATGGCTTGGGCGTATCACCACGCTGCGAGGATTGGCTACCGCTGGCGGTTTCGCCGGTGCCGCGAAGAACGAGGCTGAATTGGCCGCGTTCCTGAACGTCGATCAGGTGTACCGCGCTAACGCTACCTACCAGAGCGCGACCGCCACCAAGACGCTCATCGGCGCTTCGCTGGCCTTGTTCTACTACAAGTCCATGTCCGGAATGCAGTACGATCCGTCGAATATCAAATACTTCTACAGCCCCGCTCCGTCCGGTGGCCGACTCGAGGCGTTCCGATACGAAGAGGGTTCCAGCAAGGTTGTCGTCGGCGTTCGTCACAACGAACTTCTCGCGATCACCTACTCCGGTGGCATCCAATCGATCACCGTCACCTAATCACTTTCGGTTGAGTTCATACCCCCACGGGGGCTAGTTGGTTTCGCTCGCCAGCTAGCCCCCCTTTTTCTGAAATACCATGGCTTGGATCACAATCACTCAGGCGCACGTTGAAAACTACGTGGTTGCAGCTCTCGTATCCGCAATCAACGAGGCGGCGCTCGGAGACTCCCAGACCGACCGATTCACGACCGTTCAGGCTGACGTTACGGCGGAGATTCGAATGGCCGTGGCGAGCGATTCAAGCAACGTGTTGGACACGGACACGACGAAGATCCCACAGAGCCTCCGCAGCGCGGGGGCTTGGCTCATTGCGGGCTACATGGCTCAAGGCCTCGGCATCCAGTTGACCGATCAACAGGCCAACGAGCTGGCCAACGCGCGCGAGCGAATTCTTGCCGTTTCGCGCGGCGATTTGACGGTAGAGCAGCCTGACACGGCGGACGAAACTCCGGACGGCCAGAAGGGGCAAGGCGTTTCAATGGTAACGCCCCAAGATCGAGTTTTCACGGTTAGCACGATGAACGGACTATGAGGAAATTTTACGCAATTCTGACGCTGATTTTCGCCGCGTGTCTTTTCACGCGATCCGCGACGATCACGGGGCCGGTGTACCTGACGTACAGCAACCGGCCATATTCCGGCAAGATCCTCCTTCGACCAATCTCAACACCGCTCCCGAACACGCCGAATCTGATCACCGGAGGCGACTTCACGGTGACGACGGACACGAATGGCCTGTTCTCTGTCGATCTTCAGCCGGGGAACTACCGCGTCACGGTTGGAGCTGATCGAGCTTTCGTCATCGACGTTCCAACGAATGCGGCGAGCTACACACTGTTGGAGCGCATCACGAACGCGCTCGCGTGGAACTCGTCGATCATACCTGCTACCAACAGTTACCAACTCGCGCTGACAACCCGCTCCGGCGTCGTCAAGAGTTCATCTGACCAAGCCGACCCCGTGTCGTGGCTAACGAATGACGTTTCAACCATTGGTCAGCGGTTGGGTTCTGTTCGATCTTTCGACACACTCGATCAAGCGATTGCAGCTTCGTACACTTCAGCGAGTACCAACATTTTCACGCTGGGAAGAAACTCAGTGAACGATGGCGGCGGCGGATTCTTTTACTTCGACGGATCTTCATCGACGACGAATCTTGGAACCATTTTTCCACATGCATCTGGCAGAATTAAGCGGTTCTACAATCCCGGCTACGTCGAGGCAGCATGGTTCGGGGCGAAAGGTGATCCATCCATTGATGCGACCGCTGCGATTCAATCGGCCATAGACACTGTGGTTTATGGCAAGGTTCAACTGTCAGGAACCAACGCGGTTTCAAATTTAAGCATTAAGCGAGGCATTACGCTTTCCGGACAACAGCCATGGAACACGTGTCTTAAGTCTTTGTCCGGATCGACTGGTTGGATGATTTCTTTCGACGAGCTTTCAGGCGCTCAAGTGGACACAGAGTTCAACGTGGTTCCATCTCTCGTTGAGAATTTGTCCATGGAAGGAAACAACCGGGTTTCCGACATTGGAGGAATCTATCTAAACCACTGCGACTATTTCACTGTAAGGAACGTGTTCATCTGGAGATTCCAAAGGTCAGGTGTGTATTTGAACACCAGCGTCCGAGAGTCTTTGTTCGATACTGTGAGCGTACGTTTTTGCGGAAAGCGAGATGCGACCAATAACAACGGCGGAGGGTGGCCGGGATTCTCGATTGTCAACCAAGAGACTTCCACTTCAAGCACTGAGGACGTTTTGAATGGAATCACGCTGAGAAAGTGCGAGATCGTATTCAGCCTTGGAGATGGAGTCCACGTTGACACCCGCCAGATTCCAAACGCGGGTAGGAAAGTGAACAACATCGCGTTCGAGGATTGCTGGTTTCACGGATGGTCATCCGGTTTCTCCACAGTGGAGTTCTTCAGTACGCTTTCCGGATCGTCCACGTTGCGTCAGTACAACCTCGTTAAGGTTGGAGCGGCTTACGATGTCCGGTTCATTAACAACCGGTTTGCATACGCCGGACAGAGTAAGCCTGCTCTGGAAATCGCGGCAAGCTCACTCGGGGGATCTGCAATCGCATTCTCCAACTACAATCCCGAGCATGTTCAGGTTAGTCACAACTTCTTCAATTCGTCGTATACGAGTCCTTCGGCAGACGGTGAAATCGGGATCAAGGCAACGGCTGGATCTGGTGTAATTTCGGACAACACGTTCCTTTACTTGCTTTCCAATCAGGATGTTTCAACTGGATGGAAAACCACACAGTCACGGCCAGATTCCGATTACGGATTGACGTTCGACACGGCAATCTCTGGATCTTACGCAAGCGGAACAATGGCGGCTATTGGAACCGATCCTTTCACCATTCATACCCGAGTCAGGCTTCCAATCACACCTCCCACATCGACATCTGCGATGTTTAGTCTTGGATCGTCTGTTGGCGGATCGTCTTTCCCAGGGATGGCGTGTTACTGGTCCAGTGACAAAAACATCTACTTTGTATTCTACGCAGGAACACAGTCCGACCGATTTGTGGCAGTCATTCCGCCTGAAAAGTACGTCCCATTGATGGGGCAGATTGTCGATTTCGCGTTCACTAGAAACAGCACGACGCTGAAGGTTTATCTGAACGGCGGAGAAATGGAGTTCACCACGGCAACGGCTGGATCAGCTCCAACTTGGGCAGCTACAATGCCTACCACAAAATGGAATCTTGGGGCTGGAATTGGTGCGCCTTGGCCATCGTTGATTCACGAGTTCAGGGTGGCGAACAGGGAGCTTTCCGCATCGGATATTTCCGCGCTGTCATCCGGTCCGAAGCCGAATGATATGTGGGGTAGCAACACGAATCAATCCACCGGAACAATCACCGTTGGCTGGCGCTACCGCATTGCATCGCGTGCCACTTCTGACTTCACGACGGTCGGTGCAGCGAACAATACAGTTGGAACCGAGTTTGTTGCTACCGGAACCGGCTCAGGATTGCTGGACGCTTCAAACACGCTTACGCGAATCGGCTGGGTTGTGGACTTGGATCTGACCGGCAACTCTACCACTTCAGTCTATGATCGGACTCCAAACGCAAACAATGGATCAATGACGGGTAACGGTGTTCGATGGTCAAAGCCTGTAGGTGCGGCTGTGGTTGTGGCTACCACATCAAGCACTCAGATTGATAATCAGGACAGCGGATATTCATGGGATGGAATCCAGACGGGCAGCTACGTTGGAGGGCTTGCTCAACAGATCGGAACAGAGCCATTCACGGCTCACGCTCGAGTTCGATACCCAACGGCTAATCCAACCAATTCGGCAGGCATATTCACGCTGACGACTTCAATCGGAGGGATTGCCGTTAATGGTTGCGGACTCACTCTTCAAACAAGTGGTAATTTGGAATTCATTCTGTACGGCGCAACTGGGAGTGATTTCAGGATTGCTACAGTTTCGTCGGCTCAACTAACGGCGTTCGCTGGAACACCATTAAATCTCACGGTTGTCCGCAGTGGTGCAACGCTTGCAATCTACGCAAACGGCACGGCGCTAACATACATCGAGAGCACGGGTGGATCGGCTCCCGCGTGGTCATCAAGCCTTACGACGGACCGATACAACATCGGAGTGTTTGGATCTACACAACCATGGGTTTCCACAATTTCCGCGTTCCGAGTGGCGAACCGGGCATTGAGCGCAACTGAAGTCTCCGCTTTGAATCGCGGCGTCGGAACTGCGGACGTTTGGGGAAGTTCGACAATCCTTAACTCTGGAACGCTCACAGTTGGAAAGCGGTATCGAATCGTGGCGCGTGCAACGTCGGATTTCACAACTGCCGGATCCGCCAACAACGCAGTCGGAACTGAATTCGTCGCAACGACTACTGGCACCGGCCTTTTGGACGCGTCAAATACTGTTCGCAGGATTGGATGGTTTATTGATCCCGACCTAAACAGTGGTCTTTCAGGCATTGTTTTTGACCGGTCATCCAACCTTCTCAACGCGACAGTGAACGGCGCGGGCGTTGTTCCAGTCCCGGCGGATGCGCGATATGCTCTGGCAATGGCTGAAGTGTCCACCGCAAGCACTGCGACGGTGTCAATCGGACAAATCGCTTCGGACAAAGTAATCATCACCGGAGCCAACACTATCACTTCGTTCGGTACGGCGTCGCTTGGCGTGCGACGCACGGTTCGATTCGCTGCCGCTCTTACGCTGACGCACAATGCCACCAGTTTGATCTTGCCCGGTGGCGCGTCAATCACGACTGCCGCTGGCGACACTCTGGAAGCTTTATGCGAATCCGTTGGGGGGAACTGGCGCGTTGTGTGGTACC